TCGGCGCAGAAGACGTGAAGGTTGACGCCTTCGCGGTCGATATCCTCGGCCCACTCGACGATCTGGGCCGGGACGTCGTCGCCGAGGGTCAGGGCTTTGGAGAAGGGCTTTCCGACCATGACCGAGACGGTGCGGCGGAAGGCCGGGAACAGGGTCGCGGTCTCGAGGCGGGCCTTATAGGCGGCGGCCTCCTCTTGCGGCCATTGGGGCAGCAGGACGGTGGCCGCGCGCATCGCCTCGGTGCCGCCCATAAGCGGCTCGGTCACGCTCCAGGCCTTGCCCATTGCGCCGATTGAGGGCGAGAGCGCGTCCACCGTTGCGGTCATGCGGTCTCCTTACAGGCGCAGGGGGGCGACGCTTGCGGGCGCGGGGCCGAGCGCGAGTTCGTTGAAGGCGTCGGCCGCGGCGTCGACCCGGTCGTCATGGGCGCCGGCCGGGAAGCCGCAAAGCTCGTCGATAAAGGGCTCGATCCAGGCGTCCCGGACCGGATCGCCCGTCGCGAGGATATAGACGTTCCCCGCCTCGGCCTGGGTCGCCAGGGCAAGCGCCCGGGTTTCCTTGGAGCCGGTCGGGCGCTCGACCTTGACGGCGTAGCCGGGGAGCATCCGAACGAGGGTCTGGACGTAGCCCTTGCCGGCCGCGCCGGGGTCTTGCGGGAGGCGGATGATCACGTCCGGGGTGTCGGAGGCCGCGGTCAGTTTCAGCTGGGCCTCAAGGTTGGCCGGGGACCACTGGCCCGCCCGGCAGTCCGTGAAATAGAAGGTCGCGGCCTCGCCGGTCCCGATCTTGCTGCAACGGACGCCCGCGCTCGGGTCGCCCCCGCCTTCGGTTGCGCCGATATCCCAAGCCCGGACCGTGCGGCGCGTCCCGGCGGGGAGGACGTTGACGATCTTGAACCACGTCCGCCGGAAGAGCCCGCCGTCGCGCGGCGCGGGGCGCTGCTGATACTGGCCGGCCCAGGCATAGGCGCCCTTCCCCCGTTTGAGCGTCTCGACCTCGGCGGCCGGGAAGCGTTCGGGGAATAGAAGCTCGCCCTCGACCGTCCGGGGGTCCTCGAAGAACAGCGCCCCGTTGACGTAGGTGCGGCAGGGGCTGGCGGTTTCCTTGCCGTCCGCTCCGATCCGGGCCGCCTCGTATTCCATCGGCAGGTTGAGGTGGACGAACCCGATCTCCAGGCCCATCGCCACGGCCGCCACGTCCTTCGCGTGAAGGCGCTGCATGATGATGACGATGGCGCTGGTCTGGACGTCGTTGAGGCGGTCGGTGATCCCCTCGCGGAATATCCGGGTCGCCGTCTCGCGCTCGACCTCCGACTCCGCCGTCTCGGTAGAGTGCGGGTCGTCGATCTTGACCCTATCGGCCCGGCCCCCGGTCATGGAGCTGAACGGGCGGGCCTCCGAGAAGCCGTTGGCCGTGTTCTCGAATTTGCCCTTGGCGTTCTGGTCGCCGCGGAGGGCCAGCGGCCAGAGGGCTTGAAACTTCTCGCTCTCGACCAGACGCCGGAGCTTGAGGTTATCGCGAAGCACGTTCGCTTGGCTGTAGCTGGTCGCCAGGACTTGCAGATGGGCCGCGCCTTGCGGTCCCCACTCCCAAGCGGTCCAGAAGACCAGCAGGAGAGACTTCATCATCCCCGGGGGGACGGTGATCAGGAGCCGCTTGATTTCCCCGCGCGAAACCGCCTCGAGGTGGGCGCACATAGCCCGAAGCGCCCAGCCCCCGACGAACGGACGGGCGGGCTCCAGGGTGTGCCAGAACTCGGCGATGAACCCATAGAGCGGCCGGCAACCGGCGACGATCTCCGACCGCTGCGTCTCAACCCGGTGGCGATCCGCCCGGGCCTGCTTCTCCCGCAGGGCGGCGAGGAGCCGCTCCCGATCAGCCCTCGAAAGCGGGCGCGTCATCCGCATCCCCGCTCAAGGTGGCGATCTCCGCCGCGAGCTCCTCGTCCGAGAGGTGCGAGAACGTATGCGCCACCCTTTGAACCGGGGCCGTTTTCGGAGCCATCCGAGCCGCGGCCCACTTCAAGGCGTCGAGGTAAACCCGCGCGCCGGCCGGGTCGATCTTGTGCCCGTTGACCGCCTGGCCGAGCGCCGCAGCCTTGGTGACGGTCAGCCCGTCCTCTTGGAGCGTCTCGGCCCGTTCCTCGCGCGCGTCCGCGTAGTGTTGGCGCCGGCCCTCGTCGGCCTTGATCCAGGTGTGGGTCGAAGCGGGGTCAACACCGACCTCACGACAGGCGGCGCGCAGTGATTTGCCGGACGCGACAATCGCCATCAGGGCGGGCAGATCGTCCGGTTCGGGGCGCCGGTGGCCCTTGGCCGGTTCAGGCGGCAAGAGCGCGGCGCTCATCGGCAACCTCCCGGAAGGATTGGCCGGTGGCTTCCAGCGTGGCGACCCGGCCCGCGAAGTCCTCCCAGCGCTTTACCGCGACGTCGACATAAGCGGGGCTGAGTTCGATGGCGAAGCAGCGGCGGCCAGTCATCTCCGCCGCGATGATCGTGGTCCCCGAACCGCTGAACGGCTCATAGACCGCGTCCCCCGGCTTGGAGTTGTTCTCTATCGGGCGCTTCATGCACTCGATAGGCTTCTGGGTGCTGTGCCCGGTCTCGGATTTTCGAGGCTTGTCGATGTTCCAGACGGTTGTCTGGGTCCGATCTCCCTGCCATTGGCCGGTCTTACCCGAGCGGACGGCATACCAGCAGGGCTCGTGCTTCCAGTGATAGTCGCCGCGCCCGATCAGCATCTGGTTTTTGGCCCAGATGATGTTGGCGCGCAGATCAAAACCGCAGTCGACAAGGCTCTCAGCCACCACAACCGTGTGCAGGCTACCGTGCCAGACATAGGCCACATTGCCCGGGAACAGAGCCCAAGCCCCCCCCCAATCGTCTTGCGTGTCGTTAAGCACTTCGCCGGTCGCCCGCGCACCCACCAGGGACCCGTCTTTCCGGCGGACGCGGTTTCGCCACTTCGGATCATACGCCACCCCATAGGGCGGATCGGTCACCATCAGGTGCGGCTTTGCCCCGGCAAGCAGCGCCGCGACAGTCTCCGCGTCGGTGCTGTCGCCGCAGATGATCCGGTGCTTGTCCATCATCCAGACGTCGCCGGGGCGGGTGACGGGGATGGCTGGGGGCTCGGGAACCTCGTCGGGGTCGGCGTGGCTGGTGGAAGGCGGGTTGAGCAGGGCCTCCAGTTCGTCGGTGTCGAAACCGATGAGGTCCAAGCCGTAGCCGCCGCGCGCCAGTTCCTCGATCTCGGCCCGGAGGGCGTCGTCATCCCAGCCGGCGTTGAGGGCCAGCTTGTTGTCGGCGATCACATAGGCCCGGCGCTGGGCTTCGGAGAGGTGGTCAAGGACCAGGACCGGGACGGTCTCGAGCCCGAGGGATTGAGCGGCGAGAACCCGGCCGTGCCCGGCGATGATCCCGCCCTCGGCATCGACCAGGACCGGGTTGGTGAAGCCGAACTCCGTGATCGACGCGGCGATCTGGGCGACCTGGGCCTCGGAGTGCGTCCGGGAGTTCCGGGCGTAAGGCGTCAGGTCGGCAATCGGCCGCTGCTCAAGGTCTTTCGGGGTCATGCGTCCTCAAGTCTTCGCCCCGACCGCGCCGGTTGGATCGCTGCTCTGTCGGGCGTAAATCGGTCGATCACCGCGGGGTCGGGGCGAAGCGGTTAGTTCTGCGCGGCGAGGCCGAGAACGTCGTCTGCCGTCATTCCTGGCCGGACGTTGACTCTGGCGCAGGCCCCGCAAACGTTCCCGTCCTCGGGGCAGGTTTTCCAGTTTCCGCGACAGATCACCAAGGTTCCGCCGATCATATCGGCCAGTGCGTCTTCGATGGCGGCGCGCTTTGTCGGGAAAGCGTCGGTGTCGATATTCTCAACCACGCCCGCGCCCTCTCGGTAGTGTCCCGGCTGTGACCGCCTTGTCGGGCTATATGAAACGGCTCTCGCCGCCCCGCGCCCCCGGTGCGCTTCCCGCGCTAAGGCCGGTCGGAATCAGCCCTCGGCCGGGGCAGGTCGCTGTGAGAAAAGGCGCGGGCCAGTAAGGGGTGAGCGCCCGTCCCCGGTTCGGCCTTGCGGCTAGGGGGCGATCTGCGCTCGTGCCGGGGCCTGTATCGCCCGGCGGATGCAAAAACGGCCCCGGCCGGTGAAGGCTGGGGCCGATCTGGTCGCGTCTTGCGCGTATGGGCTTCTGCACACGTTACCGCTCCGCTGTCAATCCGTAGGGGGTCGGGGCGCACCGGACGCTAGTTCTTGCGCCCACGCCGCCGGGGACAGCTTGAGGGCCATTAGGACCGCCCTCGCCGCAGGACCGGACGGCCCGACTGTGGCGTAGTTCTGCGCGGTCTTCGGGCTGACCATGAGCCATCGGCCCGCCGCTTGTTGCGAAAGGCCGAGGGTTGCGAGGGCGGCGCGGTATTCTTGCGCGGTCATGATGTGGCGTATTCCCTTTCCCAGAACTTCCGTTCGTTGTTCCAGCGTTTGACGAAGCCCCTTGCGGCGCAAACAGCACCCTTCTGGTCTTCGTATCGCCGCGTTCCGTTGCGCGGG